CTAGAATATAATCTACCTGAGGATCAGGATGACTTCAACTACGCTACTAATGGCTTTAACTATTATCATGCCCTTTATGAGTTTGATCAGTGGCTAAGATCTGAGTACAAATACAATGGGAAGGAGGAGATGTATGAGGTAAGGGAGAAGCTGAGAGAAATAATTTCTGAAAATAATGTGAAAATAGAATAATAATTACTATATTTGTAAACAATTAATAAACTAACCAATGGAAAAAACAACTACAAGGGCTGTAAAGCCTAAGGAGGTTGAGCAGCAGCCTGCTCCCTTCTATGTTCGCCTTCACCAGGCAAAACAACTAATCGGTAAAGTACATAAGAATGCTACTAACCCCCATTTTAAGAAGTCTTATGCAGATATTAATAGTATCCTAGAGACTGTTGAGCCTATTTTATTACAGCATGATCTGCTTTTACTACAGCCTATAGATGGTGGTAGTGTTTGTACTCAGATAGTTTGTATCTACACTGGCTTTAGTATCTCTAGCTGTATGGCTATGGACTTAACCCTCAATGCACAGCAGCAGGGGAGCCAAATTTCCTACTTTCGTAGGTACACCATCCAAGCTCTGCTCACTCTTCAGGCAACTGATGATGATGGCCATGTAGCAACAACTGCTAAGCCTAAGATAGATGCTAAAAGATTTGCTGAGGCTGTTAAGGCTATAGCTGATGGGAAGTTTACTGTAGAGAAATTAAAGGATAGCTTTGACTTGAATGATACTCAGATTAATTCACTGCTTTTAATACCTATGATATGAAAATCAGATGTTCAGCTATAGGTAAGATAATGACTTCACCCAAGACTAAAGGGGAGGTGCTATCACAAACAACAAAGACGTATATCCAGGGCTTAGCCCTGGCACACGTTTATGGGATACGTAAAGAGTTCACTAGTAAGTATACTGATAAGGGCAATGAGTGCGAAGATATGTGCCTCAGCTTTGTAATGGATGTCATAGATAGGGGCTTCCTGTTTAAAAATGAGGAGAACTTTAGTAATGATTGGCTAACAGGTACACCGGATGTAGTCACTGATACTGTCCTTATAGATGTGAAAAATTCATTTACTGGCAGCACGTTTCCCTGGTTCGATACTGAATGCCCTAACAAAGAGTATTTTTTTCAGCTGCAAGGGTATATGTTTTTATGTGATAAACAAGAGGCACTACTATGCTACTGCCTAACCAATACACCCCATGCTATCGTAGAGCAGGAGGTAAAGAGTGCTCACTATAAGTTAGGGTTAATGGAGGAGAGTTTAGATCTTAGAGACCAGGTGCAAAAACAGCACAGCTTCGACCATATCCCTGATGCTAAGAGAGTAAAGACCTTTGTAATACAAAGAGATGATGAGGTGATAGAACAAATCAAGGTGAGGGTAGAACAGTGTAGAGAATATTTTAATGAACTAATAACACAATTATGAAATCAAGAGAAGAGTTTAAAGAGGTTGCTATCCTATTAGCCATGCAAGCACTTATAAACAACGGTGCAGGAGTATCAGCTAAGTATATAGCCAAAGAGGCCATTAAGTATGCAGAAGAGCTTACATGCAGGGTATACGGTGAGGAGCTACCTATCATCAAAGAGCGTAGGTTATGATTATCCTACTAACAATATTACTAACCCCTGCAGTGGTGTGGGGGTGGGTAGTTACTATCAATTATTTATTAACAATTTTTAACAATGATTAACATGGAAACTAAGAACAACACAGGTGCTATCTTCAAAAATGATAAGAAGACAAGCGAAACTCATCCTGACTATAAGGGTAAGGTAAATGTAAACGGTAAAGATATGGAGGTAGCTCTATGGCTTAAAGAAAGTAAATCAGGTACAAAGTACTTTAGTACTACATTTCAAGAGCCTTATGTGAAACCTGAAGCTAGAGTAGTAACTGATGAGCAGGATGATGATTTGCCATTCTAAATAATATTACTATATTTGGGCCATGACTTTACTAGCCCTTATACCATTAGCTTGGTGGTTTGTTACTTTTGAGCCACTGCAAGCAACTTTTAACTACTTATTTAAGTATAACACCAGGTACCCAATAGCCATACATATACACTCTGCATTAGGATGTATTAAATGTGTGGCTTTTTGGCTTACTATTTTTTGTACCTTTGATTTTATCCTGGCTTGTCAGGCTGCACTAATTGCTTATATACTAGATGAATGTTTACAGAAGCTGAGATAGAACTCGTAGATACAATAGCAAAGTTACCTGATAGTGAAAGGTATACTAAGTACAGCTGTATTAAACTTTTTAAGATTAAAGAGAAGTATGAGGGTAGGCAACCTAGAGAATGCTTCTGTGCATCAGTTAGGAGGAGGATATGGTCCAAGGACTTTGAAACGTGGTATGAAAAGAGCCTTAGATCAGTACATTAGCAGCAACTATGCTGAGGTGAGGGCTTACACTGCCTACTTTCTATCTAAGATGGGGAGTTACATTGACGCTGATACTGTTATCAATAACTCATACCTACATGTGGTTAATATAGATGGTGATCCTGACAAGGTGAAGGGATACCTACTCAACACAATTAAGTATCAGATCCTATGGAGTACATCAAAGAGCCACAGGGATGATAAGATAACAGCCATTGAGCACCCAAACACTGAGCCTGTAGATGATCTTTTAATAAAGGTTTGATAGAGATCTATAGGAATGAGATAACAGATAAGATACAGCTCATAGTATTTGAAGCTTACATAGACAAAGGTTATATTACTAGTAGGGCAATGGCTATTTATTTCGGTATTACTCATACTTCTGCTTACTACCTGATCAAAGAATTGAAACAAAACATAAACAAATTACAATATAGGTATGAAACCGAGCCAAGTTATTAGTATCTTTAGCCTGTTAATAGCTCTGAGCTGTGGACTTGCTTTGTTTTGTTTAGACTATGAGTGGGCCAGTAGAGCTGCAGGGTTATGGATAGCATTTTATTACACTTTTTTAATTTTAACTGAATATGAAAACAAAGAATGAATACTTAGGTCAGTACATCACTACCTACAATGGCAACTATGAGACCACGATTGAAGTAACTGAAGAGATGGCCAAAGAGCATAAGTACTATACCTCTATAGGTTTAGGTTACTTGTTTGAAGAGAGCACTCCTAAGGTAAAGTATAAAGGGGTAGAAAATGAAAAAGCAGATTAGCTCTACTTCGACACTATCTAAGCCTAAGGTTAAGAGACCAGGTGTTCACGCTAAGACTAAAAACTCTAAGCTTAAAGCATCTAAGAATTATGTCAAACAATATAAACAGCAGGGATAATGAGACCTAAACACATACCTACTCCTGAAGCAATGTGGGAGCTATTTGAGGGATATAGAACGTGGTGCAAGTCTACACCTAGATATTCTTACAGCTTATCTACTAAAACAGGTGAGGCTACAGCTATCCCTTTAGAGAGACCATTAACTCAAGTAGGGTTTAGAACTTATGCTGCTGATAAAGAGTGTAGTGTGCAGGATTACTTTGCTAACTATGAGGGGAGATATTCTGACTATACGACAATCTGCTCACGCATAGAGGAGGCAATCAGAATGGATCAGATAGAAGGTGGAATGGTTGGGCAGTATAATGCATCCATCACTCAAAGAATAAATGCACTGAAAGAGCATACAGATGTAACCAGTGGTGATGAGAAGATATCAGCTATTACTGTTACTATAGTTAAGTAGTAGTAGTAGTTAAATAATAATAATAACAATATACTCTCTGAGAGGGGGGTAGCTTTGCTATGGAGATAAAAAGCACAGTCATCTTTGAGAAGAACTATGATGCCATAGCAGGAGACAAACGCTTCATAATTAATGAGGGTGGTAGTAGAAGCTCTAAGACTTACAGCCTGTGCCAGCTCATGATCATCTACTGCCTGCAGAATAATAACAAGGTGGTGTCAGTAATTAGAAAAACCTTCCCTGCTCTACGTGCTACAGTACTTCGTGACTTCATAGAGATACTAAAAGATATAGGGCTGTATAAGCAGGAGAGCCACAATAAGAGTGAGCACATCTATACCTTTGCTAATGGATCTATGGTAGAGTTCTTTAGTGTAGATGATGAGCAAAAGATAAGGGGTAGAAAAAGGGATATAGCCTGGTGCAATGAAGCCAATGAGCTGTACTTCGATGACTTCACCCAACTCAATATGCGTACTGAGGATAAGCTTATCTTTGACTATAACCCTAGTGATAGTGCATCATGGCTGTATGAGCTACCTATTGAGGAAAGCATTAAGATAAAGAGCACCTATAAGGATAATCCCTTCCTACCTGATAGTATCAAAGCTCAGATAGAGGATCTAGCTAGAACAGATGAGGCACTGTATCAGATCTATGCCCTAGGTGAGAAGGCTATCTCTAAGAGTAACATCTATAGTCAATGGTCCTTCGTAGCTCATAGGCCTAGCAAGTTTGTTAAGTACGTGTATGGCTTAGACTTTGGGTACAATCACCCTACAGCATTGATGAGGGTGTACTACTGTGATAATGATATCTACATTGAACCTGTCATCTATGAGAGCTACCTCACCACTACCATGCTCATAGAGAAGTTAGCAACCCTGAACATAGAACAAACGGTAACCATCCTTGCAGATTACTCTAGACCTGAAATAATACAAGAAATGAATATAGCAGGGTATGATGTTCAGAATGCGAACAAAGTAGTTAAGAAAGGGATAGACAACCTTAAGACCTTTGGTGTATTTTGCCAGGATGATAAAGCCATAAGAAGGGAGTATGAGAATTACAAGTGGAAGAAGATAGGTGACTTCATAACTGATGAGCCTGTCAAACTATTTGATGATGCAATGGATGCCATCCGTTATGCCACTACTCACATAAGGCAGGAGTACTACACTGATGATAGTTACTATGCATTCTGATATACTACATAAGATACAAGTGGTGCAAGCCTTCATCTACCATAAGACAGGTAAGCAAGTGAGGATAGTATTCAATAGACCTGATAAGATGCAGCTGCACCTTCAGCTCTTAGAGCAGGCTTATGCTATAGCTATGGCTGAGTTCAAAAACAAATAATCTAATCTAAATAATATAGGTATGGCAATAATAAACATAGCAAGGGCACAACCGTTGATGCCTGCATACAACCCTATCAAGTTTATCTATGATAGCTCAAACAACAACCTACAAGGGTTTAAGTATATCTTTGACATCTATCAGAGTGGTACAGCTAACAAGATAGCTGAGTACAGGGTGATGCCTACCTATGGCACAGGTTACGGTGAGGTAGATTTATCGAAGCTCTTACAGGCTCAGGTGAGCTATGACCTTAACTTGACTAACACCTCAGCATATAATGCAACCAATAGCCACTACAAGTATGATGTAAAGGTAGGGGAGGAGTATCTCACTACCACTACTTATTTATTAGCAATAGCTCAATGGGTAACAGCTCCCTATGCAGGTAACGTGCAGATAAACGTGGCTAACACTTTTTTGGTAGGTGATCAGATTAATATCACTCAAAACCCTCCAGGTGCTACAGCCAACCCAAACCTAGAAGGGCTCTTCACTGTATTAGTAGCCAACCCTTTGTACATAGTAGTTAGCTCACCATGGGCAACCGTAACTGCTACAGGATTAGGTGGTGCTATCACTTATGCAGATGGTAGAAAGACAGTGACTAGGGATATCATAACAGCACTAAATAACTTTGTATTTAACGGAGCTATCAGATGGGTAGAGTGGCCTGCTTATGACTACAATGATTATATGCTCAACAGCTTTCAGGATCAATTCTTAACTAACCTACCACCTTCTGAGTTCTATGCTACCCTGTCCCAAGATCTATGGGTAAATGCTGTGGCTAATGGATCACCTACTCCTCCTGATACTATGTTCTTTCAGACTAGTGATGGTGATACCTTTGAGAAGAACGTAACAGCAGTAGATCATGTTAGTGGTATCTCAATAGGGCCTAACAACTATGGCTTACTATCTGTAGTATCAGGAGCTTTACCAATGATTAAGCCTACCACCGAATGGTACACAGTACGCTATGAAAGGAATGGTTTTCCAAGCTCTAAGCAATACAAGGTAAACATAGACAGAAGGGTAAGAACAGTAGAGCACTCTATCTTATTCTTAGATCGTATGGGCTCATGGGGTAGCTTTGCTTTCACAGGAAGGGCATACACTACAGGTAACATAACACGTGAACAGTTTAACAAAGATATCCCAGGATACGTTGAGACTGCAGGTATAGATAGATGGTTATATGAAACCACTGAGACAGGTATGACTAACACTTACATCTCTACTGATACTACCATAGCACTCAATACAGATTGGATGAACCAAGATATGGCTATGTACTTCACTGAGTTAATCAGCTCCCCTAACACTTACATTAAGATCAGCAACTATGATGCAGATTGTGAGCTACCTGAGAGTGAACAGTATGTGAGCTGTACTATAGTCACTTCTACCTTTGAAGAGTTTAAGCAACGGAATAAGAATTTAATAAAGCAAAGCATAGTAGTTAAGCTAGCTAATAACAATATAGTAAACTCTTAAGATGGTAAGGATACAATTAGCCACTGGCTACTTAGATGTTAAGGAGGGCACAGCCTTCCCTTTGAACTTCCAAGTGGGGGATATAAGGGATATATCGAAGAGGCAAGGTAACTACTCTAAGACTATCACCCTCACTGGCAGTAAGAATAACAACAACCTACTTAACCATTACTATGATGTTAATATAGTGGAGGGCACGTTCAACATCAATGCTCTTACTACAGGATCAGTTATTCAGGATGGCATCCCCATTATGGAGGATGTATCTATACAGCTCACCTCAGTTAAGAAGGCACAGATGACAGATGGCTATGAGGAGCACGTGGAGTATGAGGTATTGATTAAAGATAGTAAAGCAGATTTCTTTACAGCCATTGCTAACAAGGACCTAACTGATATTGACTTCAGTGATTTCAACCATACCTATGATGCTCTTAATGTAGTGTCTAGATTTAGTAACACGATAGTAGATGGCTTCAAGTATTTTCTACCTTCTAATAGTGCATACATCTACAGCACTCAAGAGTTTAAGCCTGCTATATTTGCTAAGGTTTATTTTGATAGAATTTTCGCTGATGCAGGTTTCACTTACGATTGGCCTACCATTGCTTATGATAGATTTGACAAGCTCTTTATCCCTTACAATGGAGGGGTAGATAACTTTGATTATAATGACTATTTGGTTAAAGCAGAGATTACAACGCCTACCACAATCAATGGTGCTAATAATGCACCTGGAATATCTCGCATAGGTACAATGGCTTCTCCTGGCTCACCTGCCACTAAGATTGACATAACAGCATGGACTGAACTAGAAGATCCTCAGAATTTATTTACCCCTGGCACAGGTGTATATACTACTCCATTTAATACTAGCTCATTTAACTCACAGCAGTACGACTATAGTATTACTATTAGCTACCAACTTAATATAGTAAATTCTACAGGTGTTACTTGTTTTGGTGGTGATGGAGGAACAGCAGCTGTTTCTGTATTTTATAGACCATATATAGCAGTAAGCAGTGTAGGTGTAAATCAAGGAATTATACCTTCGGCTTTATATAATAACCCTACACCTCTTGCACCATATACAAATACAAACAATGCTGTGGCTTGCCCTGTATCTATACCTAATGGTACTACCAATATATTAACACAAACAGTACAAACCACAATACCTCTTAGCTATGCACAATTAAATCAGTTCTCTACAGCTACCATAGGTTTAAATATGGATCAAATTGTTTTATTTAATTCAAATAACAATATATCTTCTACAAGAAAATGGCATTTAACATCACCATCAGGAGCTTTAACTCCAACTGGTCAAATAGTTTTACAGGCAGTAATTACAAACATACAAATAAGCATAGTGCCTAACAGTACAATCTATGCTATAGGTGGTATTATAGAGGTGAATGATTACGTGCCTAAGAAGATTAAGCAGAGTGATTTCATTAAGGGCATATTCAATATGTATAACATCTATGCTCAGGTAGACAGCGTACAACCAAACAAACTGCTACTGCAGAATAGGGATGATTTCTATGATAGTGGGGTGGAGGTAGACTGGACTGATAAGCTTGCTAAGGACCAGGAACAAGAGCTA